AATGCTCGGTGTTAATTTCAGTATCTGGAATGCCGTTAGTTGTGGTGGCGCCTGAAATGACAACATAGTCTCCGGTAGCCATACTGTGTGCTGCCACCGTGGTGACATAGATTACTGCTTGACTGATGACTGTTGTTAATGGGTTTGCCGCCAGGTTCTGTGTTTCCCGGAACGGAGTGATGTTGTGTAACTCCCCGTTAAACTCAACGTAGATGCGTTTGTTTGTGCCTACGGCAAGATAGTCGTTTCCAGCAGTGCTCGTCCAGTTGAACAGTGTCCTGGCGACATTCTCATAGGTGTTGATGTTGAATCTCGACCACCCACCAAGTTTCTCCGGAAACCCTGACCGAAACCGCACCTTGTCTGCTCCATACCACCCACCCTCATTACTCAGGTTGGTGGCTTCTTTGGATACTCCAGGGCGGTACGTCAGCGATTTCAGTGGCATAATCAGTCACCCTCAAACATTTTCTTTTCTGCAGCTCGGCGGTTTACGAGACCCTTGATGACAACACCCCCGGCTTTATTCCACAGCAAAAACTGCGCTGCGGCTTCTTTGCGTTTATTCTTGTTAAGGAGCTGTACTAAGGTGCTTTTTGCGAACGCACTCCCGCCAATGTTGTAACAAAGCGACACAAGTGCATCAAATTCGTGTTGCTGCAAAGGAACTTTTACAGCTTTCTCAACAGCATCTTCATACTGTGGTAGGTTGTGTGCAAATAATTTCTGGGCTTCATCCAGCGTCATCGGTGGATCAGCCATGGTCACTGCGCGACCGTCAGCATAGCGAGTGGAGCCATACCCAATCGTAGGCACTTTGGCGCTGCAAAGATAAGGTTTAGGGCTAAACCCTTCCCACGAACAAATTAAAGCGACACCCGCTTTGCTTGTCTTCATACTATTTCAACTTGTCCGGTGTAATCACTGCAGTGCCGCCCGCAAGGGCAAGCCCTAAAGATACGATGGCATAAGACTGCATAGGGTCAAGCACCATACCAAACGCAGTGGCGACAAGGACAAGACCCCTCCATGTGGAGGGTTCTCTTAGACGTGCAAGAAAGTATGATCCGATGTTACTCAGCATTGTCCTCGGCCTCGGCTTCAAGTTTCAGCTGACTTTCCAGCTGGTTCAGCAGGTCGTTGTAAAGAATAAATGCGCCGCTATGCGTAGGCTGCTGACCCAGAAGTGCAATCAGGGCTTTGGCGTGTTCGGCAATCATTTCAAGCTGGATCATGGGTATTTTCTCTGGTTGTTTTTTGGGTCTTCAGTATATCACGCCTGCGCCCAAGGCAATGCAGGGCTGACAATGGGTGGGTTTTTCTGATCGGCAATCTGCTGCAGTACCGCAGCTTCTGCAGCGTCTTTATCGACGCCTGACGTCCAAATCCAACCCAATACCTGAGCTTCAGTCAACTGGGCATAAGGGGTGTAATCCGGCTTTGTTGGATCGACTGGAAATGATGAAGTCGAATAGACACGACCTGAGTAGGGAGCGTCCTCGGCAGTGCACTGCCAGTGTGCCACGACAACATAATCCAGCTTGCCTTCCACATCGGGTTTGCAATCAAGCTGTGAAATCGACCATACGGGGGTAATAGACATTACAGTTTCTCCAAGTTAGCTACGCGAGCGCGTAAGGATTGAATTTCTTTAACAAGTATGGGGACGAGTTTGGAATAATCGACACCCATCATTTCGTCATCTTCTGTGGGTACACTGACTGCTTCTGGTGCGACCTCAAGAAGCTCTTGAGCGACCATACCATAACGCTGATGAGATCCATCAATCAACCAATCAAACGACCGCACTTTGATCGAATCAATGATCAGAGAAGCATCTGGCGCATTGACGATGTTGGTTTTTAGACGCTGGTCGGAGGTAATGTTGTAGAGTACGCCGGTTGTACTGTTCTGGGTGATGGAGCCGATTGGCGATCCTGCATAATCAAAATAGGCGAACGCTACGCCGGAGGCGGTGCCGCTTTTGTGTGCTGTGACAGTAAAAGCACCACCCAACGCCATGTCTTGCACACCCCAGCTGCCGTTGCTCCATGAGCCTATAGCAGACGTCCCAACCAACAAATTTCCACTTGAGTCAATCCGAACATCTGGTGTTCCCCAAGTTCTAGCGATATCAAAAGCGTTAACACCATCTGCTGAACCAACAGAAAAACCGCCTATGCCACTATTATCAAAAACAATTCTAGGCCCACGTGTAGCAGTTGAACCAGTCCAATTTGTTAACTGTAAAACTGGTACATTTTGATTAGCTGTACCAATACATACAACACAAGTAGGTGCGCTAGGTGCTGCACCAAACATAGCCACGTTTCCTGTACCAGTTGCTGCAGTTGTACCTACCTGCAATACACCACTCGCAGTCAAGGTCATTGCTTGGGTGAAAGTGATGGGGTTCCCTGCGGTGCCGGAGGGGGCGGTGTTCCAAACATGCTGACCCGCATACTGATAATATCTAGTTGCATATCCGGTAGATGCATATATGTCTGAACCATTAAAATAATAATTACTTGTTAACCCAACAACCCCAGAAGATGATGCATATACCGCCGCATTAAGACCACCCGAACCGATTTGGATAGCTTTTGCGCTTGACCACCCACTCGGCGTCACCCCTAGGCCGAGGTTGCCGGAGGAATTGAGTGTAGCTTGCGTTGTATTATTAGTTTTAATTGTTAATGTATTTGCTGTATTTTGGTATTCCACACCGCCAGCGTATGACGTTGTTCCTGACGTAAAATAATATCCTGTTACAACCCCACCAGCTGATGGCGCACCAATCGTGTAGCCACCATTAGCGTTTGTGTCAATTCTGATGTACTGATTTGATCCGAAAGTTGCTGAACTTGCGCTTCCACCTATCACACGAGTAATACCGATAACATCCAGCTTATACGCTGGACTCGTCGTCCCGATGCCGACGTTGCCGGAGGCATTCAAGGTCATCGCTTGGGTGTCGAAACTACCATCTGACGATTGTGTATGCCACTGAAATGAGCCGACAGTAGAACCGTTTGCACCTCTTGAATAGAACCTAGCCGCACCTGCCCCGTTTGTATCAAATGTCGCCGTGTTTGCTGTATTGTACGCTCCACCTGTAGATACATTCAGACCAGTAAGTAATCCACCACCATTGACCTCGAATTTGTAGCCACCGCTCGGCGTTACTCCTAGGCCGAGGTTACCGGAGGCATCAAGGCGCATTTTTACTGAATTAGACCCGGTTCCAATTTCTCCGCTATTCGTTGATGCTCCAGTATAAAATAGGATTGCACCAGACGTTGACGTTGTTGCTAAAGCCAGATCATTGCCCACCCCTGATGATTGTTGACCAACCGCAGGTAAATTATTTTCGGTTGCTGCAACGGCTTTACCAAAAACAATTCTATTTGTTACCGCAACAGTAGTATCACCTATTTGTAATTTTGCACTAGGACTGCTCGTCCCGATACCTAAGCCGGTCGAGTTCAGTGTCATTGCTGTGCCAGCAACACCGCCCACGTTTGACCATGTGGCTACGCCGGTATTAGATATTGCGTACACTTCATTGAAAGTTATATCGGCGGCTGCTGATCCACTCGCACCAACGCGCCATACATGTGTTCCAAGCCTTTGGTAATAGTCAGCAGCGGGATTGGCAGATATGTATTTCCATGCTGTAGACGATAAATACGCATTGTTTGTTAAATGCGCATCGCCAGCATAGTCTGATAGCGCAGTATTCTGATATATCTGTAATGCTTTTGCTGAGCTGTTCCAAGCACCCGGTGTCGTCCCGATGCCCAAATTGGCCCCATCAAACGTCAGCGCACTGCCACTCGTAGCAACCTTCGATCCGTTGAGATACAGCACGCCGTTAGCAGTGCCGCCGGAGAAAGTGACAGAAGAGCTAGCACTCAAAGTCGTAAATGCGCCCGTATTAGCCGCAGTGCTGCCAATCGCAGGAGGTGAGGCCATGTAATTGCTGAAGCCCGTACCGGAAACCGTACTTGAAGCGCTCAGAGTAGTGAAACTACCTGCTGCCGCAGTCGTACCGCCAATGGCGGGAGGCGAAGCCAAATAAGTGCTGAAGCCCGTACCAGAGACAGTCGAAGATGCACTTAAAGTAGTAAATGCCCCCGTACTCGGTGTGCTGTTACCAATAGGCGTGTTGTTGATACTGCCTGCAGATATGCTGCTGACGTAGTTGGTTGCATCCACGATATCCGTGCCGTTGGAGACAAGGATCATCTTCTTGCCGTTGGGTACAGAGACGCCAGTCTGCCCAGAGACTTTCACGGTGACGGCAAAGCCGCCAGTCGTGTTGTTGTAGATGAAGTACAGTTTCTTGTTCGCCGGTACTTCCAAGACTCGTGCGGCAGTCAGAGCGCCAGTCAGCTCCAGATACATGTTTCGTGCAACGCCTGTAGCGCCATCAGGGATAGTGATGACCGTTGCTGCACCGTCAGTAATTGCCTGCGTTACATACCCACTGATGGCCTGCTCGATAAGCGTACCGATATTGGTATTGGTGAGGTCGCCCCACGTACCGCTGTTCGTACCCGTCTGCTGGATGATGAGTTTGAGATTAGTGGAGTATGTATCAGTCATCGGTGACTCCTAAGTAATGATGTTGTTCCAGTTGGGGGTTTGGCTATCCGGTATCGACGACCATGTGGGGGTTTGGCTATCGTTCACAACAGTCCAGTTCGGGCTTTGGCTGTCCGTCACTGCAGTCCAATTAGGGCTTTGACCGTCTGCGATAGTAGCCCACGCGGGGTTTTGATCCGGCACAATCTGCCCCCAAACCAGTACGCTATTTAAGACAGATTGTATAACAGAACCAACAGGATAGATATTGGCATCACCCGTCAGCGTAACGCCGTTCAGCGTCGTTGTAACGGTCTGTCCAGTCACCAGCACCTGAATGCTCAGAAACACCTGAACATTGTTCAGTATGCTCTGGACGGTTTGTCCTGTGGGGTATACGTTAGCTGTGCCGGTAGCATCAATGCTATTCAGCGTGGACAGAATACTCTGTCCTGTGACATCAACATCCGCACCTGCCGTAGCGATGACGCTGTTTAGCGTCGAGAGGATGCTTTGTCCGGTGGGGTAGGTATTGGCGTCGCCAGTGATATTGACACTGTTGAGCGTCGAGAGGACGCTCTGTCCTGTGGGGTAGACGTTAGCTGTGCCGGTAACGGCAACACTGTTGAGCAGCGAGAGGATGCTTTGCCCTGAGACATTAACATCTGCACCTGCCGTAGCTGTAACGCTGTTGAGCGTTGAAGCAATCGTAAACTGGACAGAGCCCTCGCCCCATGCGAGTTCACCCCATCCAGCGCGGCCCCATCCTTGGAGCGGTACGACGGCATCAGCCATTAGTTCAAGATGAGCAGCGCACTGGTGCTATCAAAGGTCGGGAACACTACAGTGAACGTACCTGCAGTTGATGTTTTATCCCCGCCAAAGTCCAGTACCACAACAGCTTTATTAGACTTGCTTGAGTTGTAGATCAAAGCGCCGCGAGCCGTAATGGTCGCTGACGACCAACTGCTGTTACTGAATGACGTGTAGGCTTTGCCAGATCCGGTGCTTACGCCTGAGTTGGTCAGGGTGTTGCCGCCTGCTGTATAGCCGGTGCCCGTCACTTCATTGGAAGTTGTGTACACTGTGGTACCAGAATCCAGGGTGGCTGAGCTGGTGTACAAAGCAATTTTGAAAGTGTCGCCAGCAACAGCGGCAAAGTTGTGAACACCCTGCAAAAGTTCAGACTTGAAGCTGACGCATACAGCTTGAGATATCGCCATGATTATTTTCCTCGAACAATACGGTCAGCTTCGACCGCAATAGATATGTAATTTGCGATGATATCTGTCATTCCCTGTTGGAATTGAACAGCTTGAGAACGCAAAGGTTCTGGCAGGGTTTCTCCAACTTGAAGAATTTGTTGTACCGCCATTTCAGCCCATGCACGGGGGTTGTTTTCGTAATCGTCCGTTACGATAAAAACACTGTTCAGTACAACTTCACTGTCAGCCATCATTTAACCGCCTGTCTGTATTGGTTGGATCGGTATACGTCCTGCCGCAGTTTGCCATCACCCAACTGCTTGGCTTCTTCCATGGCTGCATTGAATCGATCATCATAATTTTTGATGAGATCCTGTTCGCCTTTGTGCCATATGGCTGAAAGCATCAAACACCCATATAGGTATACTGGATCATAGGTATTGCTGAGCCATGTCGTGCCTGCGGTTACCAAAGATTCCGGATAGTATGAATAGTGCAATTCCATATCGTAGCTTGACGTAGGTGTCGGCCCTAAGATGGTTGTGTTTGCATCAAACAATCCGTAGAACTTAGGCACCCCCGTAGTGGTTGGTGTAGGGTATGCCTCTCGAATAAAGTTCACATCTTTGTTTAACAGGTATTGGTATTCCCCTGTAGGGAGGATAACCGCTAGGCTAAACACACTTATGAAATCCGTAGGCATCGTAAGGTATTTGTTATTGGCGGTTACATTACCCGTCACATTCTTTCGGAGCGCAGGAAAATCAATCGCCTGGTATACGATCTGCTCTACCTGTTCTACAAAAACAGGTATCTCAGCGGCAAAAGCATCGCTCGTATCTTCTGTCCACGAAATCAGTGCTGCCGAAAGTTCTGCGTAGTTCACGCCATTGGTCCCCTGGCCTTGTTGCCTTTTACAGCGGCACCGCACCCACGAACTTTGATACCGTCAGTTTTGACACCTTTCATCTGATCTTCATATCCAGCCGTTTTAGGTACCGGAACTGATTTGATCTGCTTAAATTCAGTTTTATCCACCACGAGCAATCCCCCATCCACGTTTAGTACCCTTGACCAATTTGCCGTCACTCTTAGACGCCGTCATGGTGCCGCTAGCACTACCTTTGGTAGGTGACTTCTGGTTAGCCACCCGAGCAAGATTACGACCTACCTTCTTCATTTCTGCAGAAGTTACCCCGCCCTGCTTCATACACTTAACATCACCACCCTTCTTCATTGAAGTGGGGCTAGGACCAGGTACTACAGGAGCCATTCCGGTAGGGCGTGCTGGAGCAGGCATGGTTGACCTAGCTGCTGGGGTTGATGGGGTTGCCATAGCAGGACGAGGTGCAGGCACGGCTGGGCGAGGTGCAGGCACGGCTGGACGGGGGGCCGGAGACTGCGCCATCTGACCAGCTCGCTGTTTGATCTGATTGATCAACTGATCCTTAGACATTTTACCTGCGGCAGCGCCGCCTGGTACGTCAGAAGGACCGCCTTTACGCAGGCCTTTTACTCCAGCATCGTGCTTTTCATCCATCTCGGAACCTTCCCATTCTTTCATGGACATGCCGTGCTTTTTGGCTAGTTTCTTATCTTCACGCACGTCCTTCGCGCTACCTTCTTTCAAAGGAGATCCTTTTCCAAAACTTGCTTTTTTCATATTAACCTCCAATGGTTACTGTAACGCTGTTTAACGTGATGGATATACTAGGATACGGAGCAATAGATACTGGATCCCATCCAAAAAACGACCGCGTTTCCGGTATGGTATTATCAGGACGCGGATACTGCAATGCCTGTGGATCCCATATTGGTTGTTCACCAATATGTAACTGGGGATGATCCGGGTTCCAGCATTCAGGGCAAGTTTTGATATCAATGATTTGCCCTTTAACGACCAATTTTCGCATGTCGTCAAGGTCGCATCTGAATCCGCAAATATCGCAAAATCCAAAGGCGCGTTTACCCCTAGCGTAAGGGGAAGCCATTATCTATAGTCCAAATAGCGGGGCACCATTCGTAGTGGTGCGCGTTCACGGTCTTCTGCAGCAGCAAGATCCCAGGCTTCAATGTACTGCTGCTTGAGTTCCTGCACCATTTCAGGAGCGCGTTTTACCGCCAGTTTATATGCAAGTCCTGCGATCATGGCTTCGTAGAAACGAAACGGTATGTCCATGGTATTGGACGCCGGAGATCCCGCATCCTCCATTCTACGCATACGCCAGTACGCTAACGTATAGGTACCGGTTGACTGGGGTAAAGGCCATACCGTTACTGTTGGTGTAGCCCTGGCGCGATCAACGTACAGCTGGATAGGCCTACCCAAAGTGTTTTTGTTAGGTATCGTACTGTACGTGGCCACTGATATGCGGTTGATCGTAATGTCGGTCTGGTTCTGTCCAGTGTACTGACGGATAACATGCTCAATGATGTCTACTGTGTCATCGGGAAGATCATAGGTAGCCTGCCCTTGTATAAGGGGGATCTCTCCAGAATCAATAGTCCACATGTTAACGCCTTTGTTTGCCCACTCAGCAAACAAAAGGTTGAGGCTGCGCCTTGCGGTACGATAGTCATACCCTGAGCGCATCTCATTACGAAGACCATCTGGCCCCGGCCCCAGCCGCTCAAAAGCTTCTTCAAAAGCCTCTGACAAATCGGGGTTGAATATAGTTGTGCCGGATGTCGTCATGTCAACAATTCCAAGCTCTCAAACTTTTATTGATGCGACTGTTAGGGTCTTTGGCAGTTTTAGCCGAAGTATTTTCCCGTTTCATGCCTTCCATCCTGGCGCAAAATGACTTACGCCGTGCAGCATCCTTTTCGGTTTTTGGTTTTGGCGCGGGCGGCTTTAGGTTCATGCCCTGCGCCTTTGCACTTGCACGCCCCTTGGCGTTCAGCCCCCCTGCGGGGTTCTTGCCTTCTTTTCTCTGCCATGCTGGACTCTTTGCCATGCTATCACCACAATGGGTTAGTTTGACCGGGAACAGGTACACCACCTGTCTGACCATCATCACCTCGGGTAATGTCACTGGTCACGCCTGGATTGTGGGTGTACTGAGTATATGGCGCCATGTTAGGTGCACCGGTTTGCGGAAAGTTAGGAGTACTGTTCTGTGGCGCAGGTGTAAACGACGGTGCGACATATGGGGGCGCCGGAGGATTGCTCTGGTCTAAGTACCCGCCCGCCGCAAAACCAGGGGTGCTTGCGTTCTGAGCCATGATGCGTTGCCGCTGCATTTCCAATGCTTGCATGAAGTTATTGGATCCGCCACTTGGATTGGATGGTGGGGGAGGAGCTATGCCCTGATCCCCCTGCGCCCGTGCGCCATATCCTGCCATAATTGGCCCAAGGTACTGAGACAACATGGACAGCATGTTATTGATGTCAGGAAACGCAATCTGACCAGGAGAAGCCGTAGTAGTGGGGCTAGACTCAGTAGGTAGGTTTAATGGTTTAGCGGGTCGATTAGCGTATCCTGGATCCATTATTTCCCGCATATCTATAGAGGGCTTATCTACCGCGGGTGCCTGCTGCCCAATAGCAAACTGGTTAACCGCCTGATACAAACCGGGGTCTGACGCGGGGTTGGGTAGTTTGCCCTGCTGCGTAAACGCAGCAATAGCGTCTTGCAGATTCTGGTCGTACGACTTAGCACGGTCTGGGTTGTAATACGCAGGACTTTGCAATGGGTCACTCAACCCTGAAAACAGTGGCTGTACGCTGGTAGCATTAGGGTCCTGCGATAACCCGTACTGCCCTGAAGTAGATGCCCCGCCCTGGATAGCTTGGTTCTGCTGGTTAGTGCGCTGCTGATTAGCTACTACCTGGGGAATTTTTGCTTCAGTCATTTGCCCTGCAGCTGTTTGGTTGGCTCCCCTTGCGGCGTCTTTGTATATAGCCACCGCCATAGCCTTAGCTTTGGCATAGTCCTGTTTAGCTTGTGCAATGGCGCTTTTGTCTTTAGCTGCTTTGGCTGCAACCAACGATTGTTTGTATTCAGCTTTAGCATCAGCAATGCTTTGTTTTTTCGTAGCCGCCGCGGTGCTTTTGGCTTGCTTGCTGGCGGCTGCAATTTCTGCTTTAGTTACAAACGGGATCTTTGCATTCTGAGATACCGGCTGGCCATTTACATTGTAAACGTACGGGGTTTTAGACCCCCATATCGACGCAGTAGGTGACTGAACGGTTGGCACTACCGCTGCTGCGGTAGCCTGCGCCCCTGTCGCAAGTCCGCGAGAAACTGGTTTAGTGTCTTTTATTGTGTTCCATCGACTCATGTCTCAGCCTCACTGAATGTAGTCGTTAAATCGGAATTGGTTTGCCGTATCTGACGCAGACCCCTGACCGTACAAAAACTGTCCTCGGTTATCCATCGGCATGGCAGTAGGCTGCATCACCCCCGGGGCGTTGGACCAAGTAGGCCCAGTGTTACCGGATACCGGAGTTTTCTGTGCTGGTGTTGACGTAGCTGCAGGTGCTGACGCCGACATTTTAGGTTGGGCGTTTGTTGTGGGCTGCGACTGCAACTGAGACATATTATTCTGCGCCTGCGCGGGGGTTTTTCCCTGGGCCGGTGCTGGTGTAGTAGGTGTAACAGGTGTAGGGGTTGCTGCTGCGGACGCCTGCATTTGTTTAGTCAGTTCATCTATCCGCGCCTGCAACGCTTTTATCTGGTCGTCGTACGCAGAAGTGGTTGCAGAGGTAGTAGCCGCAGGAGTAGTAGCCGCAGGAGTAGTAGCCGCAGGAGTAGTAGCCGCAGGAGTAGTAGCCGCAGGAGT